TCTTGATTTTATAACAATGCCAACGTACCCCGTAGTGAATACAAAAACTGGTGAACAGAAAGAAGTGGAAATGAGTATCCACGCCTGGGACCAGTGGAAAATGGATAATCCGGACTGGACCCGTGATTGGTCTGATCCTTCAACTTGCCCATCTCCTGGTGAGGTTGGTGAATGGAAGGATAAACTTGTCGCAAAGCATCCTGGATGGAATGATATCCTTGCAAAATCTAGCAAGGCACCTGGCTCACGTGTAAAGAAAATCTAGTATGGCAAGAAGAAAAAGAGGCAACAGCGATCAACCAATCGGAGTTGGTCTGACGGCAAAGCAAGCAAAAAGAAAAAAACCATTAAGTTCTGAATACTTAATTGATATTGATCCTCTCACAGAAAATCAAAGAAAACTTTTCAATTCTTACAATGATGGTAAACACATCGTTGCTTATGGATGTGCCGGAACAGGTAAGACCTTCATTACTCTTTATAATGCTCTTCAAGATGTTTTAGATGAATCAACTCCATATGAGAGAATCTATCTTGTTCGTTCTCTTGTAGCAACTCGTGAGATTGGTTTTCTTCCTGGTTCGCATGAGGATAAGGCAGATATTTACCAGATTCCTTATAAGAATATGGTGAAGTATATGTTCCAGATGCCCTCTGATGCTGACTTTGAAATGCTTTACGGTAATCTAAAGTCGCAAGAAACCATCAAGTTTTGGTCAACATCTTTTCTTCGTGGAACAACTCTTGATAATTCTATTATTATTGTTGACGAATTTCAAAATCTGAATTTTCATGAACTTGATTCTATCATTACTCGTGTGGGTGAAAATACCAAGATTTGTTTCTGCGGTGATGCTTCTCAATCAGATTTGCAGAAAACAAACGAACGTAATGGTATTGTAGACTTTATGACAGTCTTGCGTAAAATGAATTCTTTTGATATAATTGAATTTGGTGTAGACGATATTGTTCGTTCTGGACTTGTTAAAGAATACATCATTGCGAAAATGGAAGCAGGTTTTTAATGTTTAATCATATTGATATTGAACTCCCTCAGTTGGAGCGTGAAACCATTGATGGTGTAAGATATTATTCAGTTCCAGATGAAGAAGAACTTCTCCGACTGGTCTCCATCACTTCGGTGACCAGTCATTTTAATAAAGAAATCTTTGTTAAATGGCGTAAAAAAGTTGGAGAAGAGGAAGCAGAGCGTATTACAAAAGCGGCAACAAGTCGTGGAACTGATATGCACTCTCTTGTAGAGAACTATCTGTACAATCGTGATCTTCCTTCTGTTCAACCTCTGTCAGATTTTTTGTTCAAGATTGCGAAATCAGAACTTAATCGTATAAATAATATTTACGCCCTAGAAGGGTCCCTATATAGTAAGCAACTGGGTATTGCTGGGACTGTTGATTGTATTGCCGAATACGACGGCGAGTTAGCGATAATCGACTTTAAAACTTCTAAAAAACCAAAACCACGTGAGTGGATCGAACATTATTTTGTTCAGTGTATGGCATATGGATGTATGCTATACGAACTAACTGGTATTTCAGTTAAAAAACTTGTAATCATTATGGCTTGTGAAAATGGAGAATGCATCGTCTATGAAGAGTATGACAAATCAAAATACATCAAACTCCTCAGCAAATACATTAGAAAGTTTGTTAGAGATAAACTGGAGCTCTATGGAACCGAATAAAGAATTAGAACAAGCAATAGAGAATAAGTTTTTAACTCCTTCTAAGTTTGCTCTTGAGATTGAAAAGATTGTTGCCGAAGAAAACTTCAACTACATTGATGCAATCTGCCATTATTGTGAATTGAATAGTCTTGAGGTAGAATCAGTTACGAAACTTATTTCAAAACCGTTAAAGGAAAAATTAAAGTGGGATGCAACTCGTCTCAACTTTATGAAAAGAACTTCAAGAGCAAAATTGCCTTTATGATTGTGACTCCTTTTGAAACTTATCAACATTATTTGTCACTCAAAAATCATTTTACAAATCCAAAATACGACTTCTTTAAATACGGTGCAAAGACTCGTGCCAGCATCGCCTCCTTTAATAAAAGGACCGATAAATACTGGTTTGAAAAGACAAGTCGCAAGTATTCTGATAAAGAAGTCTTAAATTTTTTAGTATCAAACTTTGTAGCAGCAGATTCTCCTAGCAACTTATGGATTGGCGAAATTATCAATTCTGGAGAAAGAACATACGCAGATTGGACAAGGCGCCAACAGAGTTTGACCTACTTGTTCAAAGAACAATCAACGGAATTGTTCTCACAAACAAAATTAGAGGATGCCTTGAACTGTTCCAAAGGTCATCCGCCCGTACTAAAAAGTTTCCTGAGCGGGAAGATTTGTATTGAAACTCTATGCATTTATGATAAAATATTCCTGTTCGGGAAGAAGTTTGATGAGAAACTTTTAGATCCAGTATGGGAAACCGTTAGTTTAAAAATCAAAAAGTATTCTCCATTCATAAATACAAACATATTTCAGTTTAAAAAGATTTTACGGGAAGTTATAAATGAGTAACTTTTTTGACTCTGATATTATTCAAGATGAATTGAAAGAAATCAATAAGTTACAAGAGGAGATATACGGAAGTATTCTCACTTTTGGTATGATGACTCGTGAAAGTAAACTGGAACATATTGAAAAACTGGAACTTTTGCTTGAGAAGCAAAGAGTGATGTACACAAGGTTATCTCTTTCAGATGACCCAGAAGCGGTTGAAATGAAAGAGAATCTACGCAAGTCAGTTGCTCTGATGGGATTCCCACCAGAAACTGATATGAATTTATTATTCGGTAGTATGAATAAAACAATTGAATCTCTCAAGAAATACATTGACCGTTGAGAGCATCTTTGCTATAATATCCGAGTAATCCCCCGAATCCAAACTATCCGAGGTATCCAAATGGGTTTTTCTGACCTTAAAAAACAATCAAAACTTGGTTCTTTGACTGCGAAACTAGTCAAAGAAGTTGAAAAAATGAATAACTCCGAAAGTTCTAGTGATGAACGCTTTTGGAAGTTGAGTGTAGATAAGTCAAACAATGGTTATGCCGTGATTCGGTTCCTTCCTGCTCCTGATGGGGAAGATCTGCCGTTTGTTAAAGTTTATAGTCATGCATTTCAAGGTCCTGGTGGTTGGTTGATTGACCAGTGCCTGACCACTGTGAATCAAAAGTGCCCTGTGTGTGAGCACAACTCTGGTCTCTGGAATAATGGCACTGATGCTGGTAAAGAAGTTGCACGTAAGCAAAAGCGTAAACTGACTTACATCAGCAATGTTTATGTTGTCAAAGATCCCTCCAATCCTGAAAACGAAGGTAAAGTCTTCCTCTTCAAGTATGGTAAGAAAATCTTTGATAAGATTATGGAAGCAATGCAACCTGAATATGAAGATGAAACTCCGATCAATGCATTTGATTTCTGGCAGGGTGCAAACTTCAAACTGAAAGCAAAGAGTGTTGCTGGTTATCGTAACTATGATTCCAGTGAGTTTGCTTCTGTTGGCGCTCTTCTGGATGATGATGATGCAATGGAAGCAATCTGGAAGAAGCAGTATTCTCTTGCCGAGTTCGTTGCTGCTGATCAGTTCAAGACTTATGAAGAACTGAAAAGGCGTCTTGATTCAGTTCTTGGTGCAAAGTCTGTTCGTCTTGATGAAGAAGTGGAAGATGAAGAAGAGTATTCTCGTGGTCCTGTGAAGGAACTTGATGATGATCTTCGCTCTGAACTCAACAATCTTCAACCAACTCGTCGTGCTGCCGCTCCCGTTGAGGATGATGAAGACGACGATGCCTTGTCGTATTTCGCAAAACTTGCCGAAGACTGATTCTGTGCTATAATATGGGGGAGGTCAAGGGTCTCCCCCCCTTTTTTTATGAAGTCGGACTTTTACATTGATAGGATCACTAAGAAAGATGCGGAAGAACTTCTACTGACCTATCATTACCTCAAAGATTTTTCAAAAGGTTACAAATCAGGATATAATTATGGTTTGTTCCGAAAGAATGACTTTTCCCCTTTGAATATTGGGGGACCAGTTGGTGTTTGTATTTTTACTGGACTTCCAGTTCCAGAAGTCGCACAAGGAGCATTTGGATTAGCAAGAAATGAACAAGAAGGACTCTTTGAACTTTCAAGACTTTGCATACATCCTGACACCCAACAGGGAGAGTATAATATCACTTCTTGGTTCGTTTCAAGAGCGATTAAACAGTTACGAAAGGATACAGAAGTTAAAGCAATCATCTCTTACGCTGATAATGATTTTCATACTGGCACAATCTATCGCGCTTGTAACTTTAAGTATTGTGGTCTTACAGATGCAAAAAAAGATTTCTATTATGCAGATGGCACCAAGCATTCAAGAGGTAAAATGAAAGGTGCCGCAGGAGAGTGGAGAGACCGCTCCCGCAAGCACAGATATGTAATGCTGTTTGATAAGAATCTAAAACTCTTATGGACCGATGAGACGAGTGTTCTCCGTCCTGATTAGTTTCTTATCAACATACTGAGAACTTCTATCATAATTCATAATTACTCTCATGTCATTTAAAAATTGTTGCAAATATCCTTCTCTAAGAACATAAATCTGGCGTTTGTCTTCATTTAATTTAGATTCATATTCATAATTTGTGACACCTATAACTGGATTTATTTGTCCAGTTGTGTCAGGTGTAAATGTTGTAGTTTCATAAGCACCAATACCTCTATATGTTTCACTAGATGGCACTGTTATTTTAAAATTTAAATCTACAATTTGACCTTTTAGTAGAATTAATCTTCCTTTCGAGTCTTTAATTTCAATAGTTTCATAGTGATGAATATCTGATAACTTTGCAAGAGTATATTTGTTCTCTGCATAGACATATAAATCACGATTAGATAGTGGCCACTGATCCCTTACATTAATAATATTCGCAGTTAATAATACAACCCAATCATAGTCTGCACTACCATAAAGTTTTTGAGCAACAATATCTGGCCTTTCACCTTCTTCAATTTGATACTTGCTGAACAAAGTTGCTTTATCCTGCAACCAATCAAGTAATTTAACTCTACGAAATAGATTTTTAACTCTTATGTATTCCTTTGATGAGTTCTTATGTGGAAGAAAAGATTGATAATCTAAATCTGGCAATTCTCTGAAATAACTCATTTTAGTATCCCACTCCTATTCTTGCTTCAGCATCATCTTCATAATGCTCAGAGTAAATTGGATCGATTTCTTTGAATGTTAATCCCATTTGAATATGAACTGGTGATCCATCTTCATACGTCGAATAAGTCCCAGATGCTGTATAATTTACAGCAACGTCAGTTAATGCACAAGGTTTAAATGTATTCAAGAATGGATGTTTATTTGGACCACTTTTATAAGTCAATTGAAAAAGACTTGGTGCGGATATAAACAATCCTATATTACTATTTGATCCAGATCCCGCTCCGCCACTTCTTGCAGACATTTCTTTTTTAAAAGTTCTAATAATCTGTTTAACTTCTTCTGCTTCATTTCTAGATCTTGGTGCCATATCAAAAGTAAATTGGAATTGTCTTAAATTTATACCTTCAAAGAGTAGTTCTAAGTTGGAGTTTAGAATTTGTCCTGTTGTTCTAGCAATTAATGATTGTGGTGATACATTTCCTCCTGCTATATTTGTTGCTTTTGCCGCAAAATATTGCACTACTGCTTTTTGAAATTCTGGAGGAACATTTTTACCAGCGGATTTAAGTTGTTCAAAGTAAGAATTAAATGCATTTAGAGATAGACTTTTAGGACCTCCTTCTATAAGTCCAGCAGCAGCTCCTGCTACGACAGCTTCAACAGGATTAATTCGATCTTCACCCCAACTTACAGAAATACTATCACTAACATTTTGAGGTATTGGTAAAAGTATATAACCTTTTGGACTATTTTGCTTTGGTTTTAATCTTTGTCTTGCTGTTTGTGATTTTGGGGGGATACTTCCAGCATCAAATTTACCAGCAACATAATCAAAAATTTTAATTTCCAAGTAATCCGAAGTATTATCTAATCTTTTTCTTGGATATCTAAATTGATAAGGACCATTGCTACCAGCAGTTCCAGCAGCAACATTTGCGGAACCATATGCATTTGCATACGCATTTTGAGTGGCTGCTATTGTGTATGCTTCACTCCCTATTGGAGCACCGACATTGAGTGGCATTTATGATACTTTTTTAGTTATTTATTCGGAAATTTGCAAAAGGTATTGCTTGCAAGTCTTTGATTTCCGAAGGAAAGACTTCATACAAAGATCCAGCAACCTCATCCCAAGTATATTGACGAGTTTCACCCCAGTGCATATTGATTCCTTTAAATCCCCATTTAAAAACATCTGTCACTGCAACCAAAGGATTTTGATCAAATTGGATATTAGGAGTCTTGGCGTTATAGACAAAAATATAAAACTTACCAGGTTGCGGTATTGTCCCACTTTCAGGAATCACTTCTAAAAGTTCCAACATTAAATCATCACCACTTTCTTTTCCAGTGATTCCATCAAGAACAGCACGAACTCGGTTTTGATTCGTATCTGT